CCAGAATCATTATGCTCCACCATAGAACCTATAGCTGTACCAGTAGGTACTACTTTCTGTTTTAAACCTTTTCTAAAAGATATTCTACCTGACTCTCTAAGCATTACATTATCAGCAGAAGTAAGAAAAGAAGGGTCTAGTACAGCAGGGTTATACTGAGTATTTAAACCATTAACTCCTAAGTTAGTTAAAGACTGATATGCAAGTTGCTTAGCCATTAATACATATTCCCCATAAACCAATCAGACTCAAATTGAGTATTACCACTATCCATCATAATAGCTTGACTAATAGCACTGCTTGCTTCAGTAGCAGCTATAGATGATTGTGTGCCTCCATCTTCACCACGCTCTGATAAAGCTCTAGCATAAGCTCCTAGTATTAAAGGCTTTGTAGGTATCTTTACTGTAGTAGCAGCTAATGTTAAAACATCTTGATACTTAACCATATCAAAAGAAATAGTTTCTGCTTTACTAGGAGTAGGTGATAAATCTACTTTAAGATTATTAGAGCTATCTGCTCCATTAAAGCCATAGTAATGAGGCTCGCCTGTAGAAGCTGTAGGGTATCTTTCTCTATTAAGGTAAGCTCTGCTTACTTGTACTAGCTCATTACCTGTAGCATTATTAACTACATCTAGTATCTTAAACTCTTGTCCAGAACTTAAGTTATAGTTTTTAGTACCAGCTACTGTAGATATATCCACAGTTTCTCTAAGTATTTGCCAATCATGGTAAGACTCTATACTTCTTTTAGAGTCATTAACTAAAGCACCTATAACTTTATAGTAATCAGATACTGTAGTGCTATCATTAATAGCTCCACTCCAATCAGAAGTAATAGGAGTTTCTCTTAACCTTATTAGTACTTCGTTTATTACTTCTCTAAATGTCATTTATTTCCCCTTAGCTAATTGCGCACCGAAGTAGAACTCTATTATCATCGTTGCCCATTGGAATACTTCATCAAACTTTAATACAGCACCTGCTTGTACAGTTACATAGTCTATTGTATCAGGCGTTAGCTGTATACCTAGTAAACTAGCTCCTTCAATTACAGTAGGTATTACTGTAGGTACATTAAAAAATACAGGAGCTATCTGTGTAAAGATTATTAAAGCTAGTATAACTAGAATAATAATTCTTCTATTCATAGCAGCTACTGGACTTTCTTTATCTGCTCTATCTCTAGCCATATTAATAGAATCATTACGGACTTGTAGTGATTGTATCATTAGCTTCTGTTGTTCTTGTGCTGCTTGGCTTTTTAAAGCAAACAACTTAGCAACAAAGCCTAAAGCTATTGGTGCTATATTAGTTAAAAATCCTATCATGCTACTAACCTCAATAAATTAAACATCCCTACTTCAGAAGCTATAAAGTAAGCAAACCCACCATATATAAAGTATCTAATTTGATTCAATATGTTAAATATCTTTTGTATTTTAGCGTTAGTGTCATCAATCTTACTAAAGAGTTTAGCTATCTGTGAAGAATGTTTGTCTAATTGTAGCTGTACTCTTTTATCTTCCATTACCACTTACTCTTATTTGCCCAATAAGCAGCACTCATTGGACCTTTAGCTATATTTTTAGCATGTCTAGCTTTAAAAGACTTACGCCTAGCTTTCTGTGCTGCTGTTTTAGGACTGCTACCAGCTCCAGATACGCCTTGTTGTCCATATCTGATAGTTTTTACCTTCCCACCTGACTTAGCTACTACTACATGACTCTTAGTTTTATGGTTAGGAGTACGCTTAGGCTTGTTATACCCAGATACTCCTGCTTTTTTAAGCCTTGAATCAGCCATTACTTCTTTTTACCTTTCTTTTTCATTGGTGGACGACCTCTTGTTTTTCCGTATGTTCCTTTTCCTTGTGGCATATTAACTCCTAGTTTGCTAGTGGGTTATCTAAAGACTCTTGTATTCTTTTTTCCATATCTACTTTAGTCTTCTCTACTTTTACTTCAAATCTATCTAGCTTTGTATCGTAGCTAGTAAGTTTTGTATCTACTGACTGTAGTTTACCATCAACTTTAGATTCTAAGTTCCATTGTGCGTTCCGCAAATCTGTCATATCTTTCTTTAATTCTATCTTAATAGAATCAGCATGTTGTTCAATTCTAATAACATCTGATGAAGTTTTCTTCATCTGTCCAGCTATAGCATTAAGGTCTAAATTAGCTATTCCTTCTACTTTCTGATACATTAGAAACCCTCCATATAGCGAACCTACAATTGTACTTAAGAGAGCAAACGCGCCAACGAGAGTAGTATATGTAAACTTCAAACCTAGAAAACTTAGTCGTTTATCTACTAAACCTTCTACCTGTGCTACTTTTTCTCCTAAATCTGGCATTAGTTATTGAATGCTCCATCGTTTTGTATTCTTTTTAAGTATTCAATCTCTTGTTTAAGTCTTTCTACTTCTAATCTTCTACGCTGTAACTCTAGTTGATATAAAGTATTACAATTTATACGCTCACTTGGTCCATCTAACGGTATAACCAGTCTAGCATACAACCCTATATCTTTAGATTGAGGGTTATTAGGGTCTTCTTTACCTATTATAGGAACTGTAGCATTATTTATTACCCCTGTCATGCCTACTTCAAAGTTAGTACTACCACCAATACTGTTTTTACAATCTAAATCACCTGCTCTAATACTATCCGAACCGCTTACAGAACTCATACTTGGTAAAGAAAAGCTCATTGAGTTACTATCTGCTATTACTTGCGTGTTTAGTAATAGTAAAACTAACCATTTTTTCACTTAAACCTCGAACATATCCTAGATTCTACTATAGGTTTAAAACTATCATTACCTCTAAGCTTAGATGTAGAACATATATACTTAGATTCTTCTACATTTTTATCACTAACATAAACATCAAATCTAACACGGTGTAAATGTTGAACATTAACTATTTTATATCTTGTAACAAAGGGTATTGGTTTCCAATCTTTATCGAACACACCTATTTGATACCATTGTACATCTTTTCTTTTATTAAATATCTGCATTGTAGTCATCTTAGCAGTTGGTATAAACGACATTTTCCACTTAGGGTAAGTGGGTGTCATATCATGTGCTGCTACACTACCACATAGCAACAACCACAGTATTACTGGGCGATACATTCTGCTACTACAACTGCTGAATATGAACCACCAGGAAATGCTTTCTGTGAACCACCACCGTAGGTAGCAACTGAAGTAACATTAAACCAAGTTGCACCTGCTAGTGTTAAATTATAAATTCGCATTGCACCGCCATCTGCTGTTGTACTGGCTGCTTGATAACCACTCATATCAGTAACACTTCCAGAGGCATATGCAACTGTTCCTGTCCATGTAACTGTATCACCTAAACTTGGACTTGAACTAAAAGAAGTAGGGTAACTTATCTGTGCTTTGTAAGCATTAGCTAGTGAAGTATCAATTCTTATAACAGGTACTTGTCCATCACTTGCAGGTAAAGTTGTAAGCGTATACGCATTAGGGTTTCCGTAATAACCGACAGTATCAGTATTAACTGTACATCTTGACTCTACATTGCCATTAATATTAGTAACAGCTTCTGCTTTTTTAGGCATAAGTAAAGAACATCCAGTAAGTCCTACAATTAAAAATAAAGTTATTAATTTGTTCATTTATACTGCTCCTGTATCATTTCGTTGTGTAACTGCTCTTGTGTTAAACTTCTAAATACTAACCTATTATCCACTATGTCCTTGTCTTGTAGTACAATTGTATCTCTATAAGTTGTACTAGGAATCTTAGCAGTATAATAAGAATTTATATGAGCTACTAAGTTCATTGCTTTTAAAATAGCTGCTTGACTTGTTGCGTTTGCTATTGTTAAAGCATTTCCAGTAGAAGCTAATGCTATTTCTAATCGTTCTTTTTCTTCATCTTCTTCTTCTGTTTCTCTTTCTTCTTCCTCTTTATCCAAAAGTTTATCATCCGACTTCTCTGTTGCCTGTTCAACAAACTCATCGTCTAAGGCATCATATATTTCTATAACTGGTATAACTGGTAAAGGTGGTATGTAATTAGGGCAATTTTCATCATTTTGTGCATTCCTACATAAATCCCATCTGTACATATAAAGTATGGTTACATCTTCAATACTGCCTGTGCCTGTACCTCTAATCCTACCATCGCCAAACTGCTCTATTGGTGTGTAAGGCAAGGGTATAACATTCTGTACCGTACCGCCATACTGTCCATCCCAATCATGCTCCTCTTGAAACACATAACCACCACCAACTTTGTCACTTTCTATTGTTACTGTAAAGTCATCTACTACATTCTTAACTGTTGTGTAGTTGTAAAGCACACCACTTATATCTAAACCTTCTTCAACGCTGACACCTAAAGTGCCTGTATTCATCTTCCAAGTA